CGTCCGGTTCCTCTACCGCAGCAAAGCCAACCGAGCTGGTTGACTTGACGTTACCGGGCGAGTTGGAGGCCACCAGTTTGAGAAAGCCGCCAGGGAATGATTTGTGGTTCCAGCGGTTGCCGGCCTTCTTGGCGGTGCTGACATCCATCAGCTTCGCCACTGGCCTGTTCACCAGTACGGTCGGCACCAGCTTTTCATCGTGAAACGACTTACCGTCACCCTCTTTCGCAAACAGCGCCATGATCGGCATGGGGCTGCAGCGCACCAGCTTGAGAATCAGCGCAATCATGAAGTAGGTCCAGCCGATCTGGCTGGCCTTCATGAGGTCAATTTCGTAGGTCTCCGGGTCATCGATCGCGGCGGCAACGCCGAGAAAATACGGCGTGTAGTAGAAGTCATACAGGCCATTGATTACGCCGGACTCGGCAGGCAGATAGAACTCGGTCTCGATCCACTCAGCTGAAGGTATCACCCTGGGCGGATTGAACTGCTCCCCCGCCTCCAGCAATGCGCTGGCCAAGGTTTGCCGCATAGCCGCCAATTCGCTTGACTGTAGGTCCAGCAATGCCGTCCACCAAGCCCCGGTCAATGTCGACCTTCAGCGTGGATTCAAGCTGCTGCACCAGCTTCTCAAACGCGGCAACAATCTCGCGGTTGGTGTAGCCAGCCCAGTCCGTCAGCGCGAAAGCCGCATCAGCGGTCGGTACCAGAGTCCCTAATTTTTCGTGATAGGCCAGGCGACCGTTGGCAGCCTTAACCGTTGATTCTTCAATCCGCGCCGAGTTGAGCTGTTCTACCTGGCTACCACCCCGCCCTGCTGCCTTCTCGCGCAGGTCTCGGATGTACGCGGTGCGGATTTCGTCGAGCGTGCTGTTGGCCCAGTCGATACCCAGCGTCTTCAGCACTTCGCGGCAGTTGCGCACACTCATGTCGAGGTGCTGCGCTACCTGCTCCTGCGTCAGCCGGCTGGTGGGATCGGATGAGGACATCACGGCTCCAAAAAGAAACAGCCAGATCAACTGGCCGAAGGACACAGGCAACAACAGGAAGCGGAACCCCCTATATGCCCGTCAATCTGCAAAAATTTCGCGGTCTACGCCTCCGCGTAGCCTCAACCCCCCAGGGAGGACCCGCGCCCCAAAAGGGTGCATGGATCACCAGACCCGGAGGGCTGCGCGGGACGCTGCTTCACCCCTCAGCCCTACGCAGCACCGCTGCTACGTTGCCGCGTGAACGCCACACCATCACCGCGAGTATCACGAACACGATCAGCAGGAACGGGCTGACCGGCGCGACCGGGCGGCCAGTGAACGGCGCAAGGGCCACGGTCAGTGAATAGCCGCCAGTGCCAACGGCCAGCAGGTAAGCGCACACACTAATGCCAGGACGGTAGCGCGCTCCCTGCCGGCGAAACGTGGCAACGCGCCAACAGATGGCGCTGCACAACATGGCTGCGATCAGAGTGGACAGGTCGATCATCATTTCTTACCGATGCCAGGGATAATGGATAGCCAGCCGGGCGCCTTCCCTGTCTGCACAAACTCCATGATGCTCACGCAGAACGCTACGATGAACAGTCCGCCCAGCAAGGCCGGCAACGCCGAGGTTGTAGCCCACTCACGGGCCACAACCTCAGCCGCAAAGAAATAGCCGCCAATCCATGAGAACAGGAAGTTGGCAGCGCGAGCCTTCCAGCTCAGGTCCTTCGACATAACCATGAAGAACAGCGCCCCGGCAAACGCACCGATCACCGCCTCAAGGTCGACACCGGGAATCAGGCTGGCAGCAGACACACCAACCAGCCCTGCCGCTGCGATAGTCCCGCTGCTGATGTCGGTCATACTGGGTCTCCGTAGTGCGAGGCCACACGCATGAGGCCAAAACGATAAGCACGCCAAAGCGCGGCGCGCACAACATCTAGTGCCGACCATCAGCTGCTCAGCCACTACATATTGAAAATGGATGCTGGAGACGGATTCGAACCGCCGACCTCCGGGTTATGGGCCCGGCGAGCTGGCCGCTGCTCTATCCAGCAGGCATAGAAAACCCCGCCGAAGCGGGGTTGGGGGGTTGCTGGCAGCCAATCCAGCAGGGGAAGCGGTTGTGCGCTTGCTGCTTACGCACGAATCAAAAACTTAGCTGACTTTTTACGCTAGACCGTCAAAGGCGTAAACCATCGATTAACGCCCTTTCTGGTGCTTTGCGTGGTTGGTGTGTGCAAGGTGTGTTGAACGTGCGTTAGCGCCAAAATCACCCCGACGAACGGTAGCAAGTATTTTCAAGACGCCCGCTTCAACCACGGCAGGTCAGCCAGCAGCTGCGGCTCCAGCAGCACATGCAGCTGGTGCAGCTTGCTGCGGTAGGTCGCCTGCGAGCGCCAACCCATGCGCCGCATCTGGTGCTCGATCAGCGGCATAGGGTCCGTCAAGTAACGCACCCTGGCCAGCTTGGCCAGCTCAACGCCCACCTTACCGTGCCCGCCCGCCTCGACCGGCTGCCGGATCATCACCAGGGCGCGCTCAACCGCCTCACCCACAGCGCCCAACGGCCCAGCCTCCAGGCCAACACCGTATCCATTGCCCGGCGCAGTACTCCGGATCATCACGCCCTGGGCATCCATAGCAGCACCCAGAGTGCACTGCAGCGCAGCCACCGTACCCCGACGCCGATACTGGTCACCCCACGCTGCCAACGCCATTTCTACGCGCTCAATCATCGCCACACCCCCTCAAATCCAACCCTAGACAGATTAGGCCCAACCCTAGACACAACCCTAGACAATAAAACCCTTTTAAAAACAATTACTTTTAAACAATTGTCTAGGGTGTCTAGGGTTACTATGGTTTTTGGCTCACGCATGAAGAAAAAACAGCACAACAGATTGCGATAAATGCACGCACGCGCGCGCGTATGAACCCCTGCAACCCTAGACACTTGCACGCCGAGCGCTCTAACACGCGGGCTACAGCTGACTAGGGTTTGAGTTTGCAACCCTAGACACACCCTAGACACCCTCGCCAACTCAAGCATCAGAGCCTCCCGCATTGCGCAGCGGCGCACTGTAGCCAATGCAGCTATCCCACTTTTCGGGGTGCCAGCCCGCCTCAGCGGCCCGCCTACGCCACACTCGCACAACCTCGCCCATCTGCTTGGCATCGGTCAGCACCAGCCCCTCAGGCGCGCTGGGCACAAAGAACATCGAGCGCCTTCGGTTGCCGAAGTCGTCCTGCCAGGCATGCTGCCCGTCGGACTTATAGGTATCCGGCTTGGTCGCCAGGAATAAGCTGAACTTGGTATCGCTGATGCTGTGTTCCTTGCCCCGCGAGCACCACTCTGTAAACAAACCGTACAGGTCCTGTGTGCGGCAGATGCTGAACGGAATACCCAGCCCGTCCGTCTTCCACAGGTTGTAAAAGGTCTCCCACGCGGTAAAGCTCAGCTCCACCAAGCGCTGGCGCGCTGGCGTGTGCGGTGGCCGGGTGCGTTCGTCAAAGTCGCCCAGGTCGTAATCCAGCAGGTACTGGTAGAACGCCTCAATGCCGCCGTTCGCCAGTTCCCAGCCGATCCGCTTCTGCGCATGCTCTGGCAGCGTCTTCTCCGGCCACAGCACCAGCATGCGCCGGTCGTTCTCACCGATCGGCCACGGCAGGATCTCGTTAGACAGGAACACGGCGTTCATATAGTTCGCCTCTTCCCACCCGTTCATAAACTTCGACTCGATGCGCACCGTCTTGCCGGTGACCATGTGCTTGATCTTGCCCGTCTGGTTGTAGCGCTGGTCCCGGCTGACCACCTCCTCAAACAGGCCATACAGCTTGCTCGACTGCCACTGGCTCCAGCTGCTCTCCAGCTGCACCTGGCCAACCGTCGCGCCGTACTCCCCATAGATCGGCCGCATGATGTCGCCAAACAACAGGCTCTTGCCCGAGCCTTCCATCGTCGAGTGCATCAGCACCGCCGTGTCCAACTTAGCCCCCACGTGCTGCAGCGGAAAGGCCAGCCACTTGGTCAGCCAGTCCACCGCATCCATCTGGCCATTGCACAAAAACTTCAGCAACCAGACGATGCCACGGCATAACTCAGGTTCGGGGCGCGGGGTAAGGGGCAGGCCCTCAAAGGTGTTGATCGTATCCTTCGGGCTTTCAGTCATGCGCGGGTCAAACACCAGGTTGGCAGCAGGGATAACAACCCTGTCCTCGGCGTTCTGCCACAGCGTAAACGCATCACCCAACGCCAGCTTCACCGCCGCTGCGGGCAAGCGCTGGCGCAGCTTGCGGTCATAGATATCCTGCGAGCCGTCCAGGTAAACATACCGCCAGTAAAGGTCCTTGCTGCTGACCGGCCCCTTGGACTTGCCCAGCCGCTTGCCCAGCTTCGCGTCTGCCTCCAGCCGCTTAGCGTGGTCCGGATCAACCCCCTTCTTGCCCGGCAGGTCATACCACTGGTTGCCCAGCGCCTTGCCCACCATCGCCAGAAAGCCTGTCTTTTTCACAACGGCCTTACGGTGCAGGTCGAATACCTTCGTCTCACCCTCCACCAACGCAAACCGGGCCGTCACCTTCTCCAGCGTCCAACCAGCCTCCCCGGCCCCCTCTTCTGGCGGTGCCGCACCAGCGGCGGGCGCTGTGTCGGATGGGGCCGGGGGAAGGTCATCAGCCCCGTCAGGCTCGCCCGCCGTGCGCACACGCGGCAACGGCGCATTGGCCGCAGCCCGCTGCAACTGCTCGCGCACCACGTCCAAACCGCACTCTACGTGTAGGTCATTCCAATCGATTTTACGGGTGGCCGTCATGCCGCCTCCCTGCTCTGCTCAGGCAGCTCAGGGAACACCACAACCGCGTCCAGCTCCAAGGCCAGCGCCTCGGCCTGCACGCGCCCTGGGTTATACCCGTTCGGCTTCGGGTCATCATCACCGGCAATCACCAACTGCGCATGCGGGTACCGCTCACGGATGCCGCGCGCAATGTGCGCCATGTTGCCCAAGTCCACGCACATAATGGTCGGCCACTGCGCCGCCTGGTACACGCTGCAGGCCGTCGCGTAGCCCTCGGCCAGCGCAATCACCGGCATATCATCCGACCGGCCAACCCAATGGCAGCAGCCCTGCTTGCGCGCAAACTTCGGGAACAGCTTAGTGCCATTGCCGTTAATGCTCTGATGGCTCCACACAGCCCCATCCAGATCGGCCAGCGGAATCAGAATGTCACCCGGCCCATACTTGCGGAATGACAAGTGGTCAGGGCGCGGGTTTGGCATCGACCGGAAAAACTGCCCGATGCTCTCCCCCGTCCAAATCTCGCACACACCCCGCTTGTCGTCCGTCACCATCAGCACCGGCTGCGTCACAAAGCGCACACCAAATGCCGGCGCCTGCTTGCGGTCCAGGTAAGCAGATTTGCCCCGCGCCTTGGTGAACTCAGACAACAGCCGGCACGTTGCCACCTGAATCTGCTGCTGCATGTGCGCCTTACGCTCTTCGTCCGCCAGCACCTCAGCCTCACGCTGCTTGCGCCGGGCCTCCTGCTCTGCCCGCTGGCGGCGCTTTTCTTCCGCCGTCAGCTCCTGCTTGCGGGGCTTCCAGCCCTTCTCCTTCGCCAGATGAATCACCGTACCAATGCCGATTTTGCCCGCCGAGCAGCTTTTCCAAACAGACTTAGCATCGCCCGCGTTGTACGAGTCACCGTTCTGGCTCCAGCTGTTCCAATCATCAAACCCAGCGTCGCCAAACTCAGACTTAACACCCATGGCCACCTGCAGCCACGTCTCACGGTTATGTGCATCGATATGGGCCAGCAGGCCCGGCAGGTCATCGAGGGTAATGCTTGGCAGATCAGCCATGCTGCGCCCCCTTTATCACCTTGAACTCAACAACCCAAACCCACGGGTTGGCGTCCCAACTGCCAATGCCGTTGATGCGCTCCCACAAATAAAAAAATCCTGCGCGATGTACTAGGGCTGACAACTTTTTGACCTTAACGCGGACCGGGCTAACGCCCTCGGCTTGAGCCTGCTCTTCGCTGATGTCCTGCAGCCGCTCGACATGAACAGCCGTGACCGCCAGCTGGATGCGGCTTGCCGAACGGGGCATGTGTATGCTCGGCTTCCAGCGGCGTGAGCCATCCAGATCACACATGCGCTCTCTCGGAGTGGCTCGATAATCTACCTCGATCACCCCCAGCTCTGGATTACCCTGACGGTAGATCGGGCACCAGCTTTCCCTGACCCACAGCTGATCGCCGGGCTGGCCGTAGGGGCAGTTATACGGGCGCTCCATGCCGTCTGAGCAAACATGGCTTTCCCCGTCATCGCTTTGATAGGGCCACCAACCATCGCCGTGCTCAACAAGGACGAATGAATCGCGCGCTCGTGGGAGCTTTACTTCTCGTCGCGTAACCGTCTTCCGCCCATCCAGAATCGCACGGACCATCTCACCGCTGAACAGAATCGGACGCTCACCCACGGCCCACCCCCTTACGCTCACGGATCGCCTGACAATCCACGCAGCACTCAACACCCGGCAGAGCCTCACGGCGC